AACGGATAGAATAACACAGAGAGATTATATACGGTCTCAATACTCAGGAGCAAAGTCGGTATTGATAAGAAAAAATAAATTTTCTATCGTCTTTAATGGTTTTTATTCTGGTGGCAGAGATAACACAAGTAATTATTTTAACGGTTCTTATGGAAATGTAATAGGAGGAAGGCCCGACGTAAATTTACTAAAAAATAATAATGATGTTAAAATTTTAATAGGAAATGGGGCCAAATTAAATACAAATGGTTCTTATTCTCCGTATTTTACAATGAAATTGTATGAAGTTTTAGTTTATAAAAATATAGCAAATTTACGTAGTGGAAACCCGCAAAGAATAATTTGTGATTATTTAGTTTCAAAATATAAAAATAAAGCTTTCTTCGATTCTTCTGAAATACAAACAGACGCGCCTATTTACTATTCACTATCAGATAGGCCAAATATATTAGGAAAAGTTCAAAAAATAATAACCCCATAATTATGTCAGACATTATTTCAACAAATTCGTTAATAAGTTTAGATCCAGATTTTTTCGTAGATCTTTTTGAAATATATATAGATAACAATCTAGGAATAGTGAGATTTCATTCTGGAAAAAATTTCAATAATAATATTGTTTATAGAGGAAATCAATATCTTTCTATGCCTATAGAATATAGTGGTTTTGAATTTTCGGCAGATGGAAAACAAAATAGACCAACTTTTAAAATAGCAAATATAGACGGATTTCTAACCAACTATGTAAAAAATAAAAATGATTTAATTAACTCGAAATTGAAAAGAATTAAAATTTTCGTTCGAAACTTAGATGACATTAATTTTTCTCAAAGTATGAATCCATTTTTCGGATATAGAGCTAAAAGAAATAACGTTAAAGGATATGGAGAATCTTTTTATGAAGAGTCTTATATAGTAAACAGAAAAACTCAAGAAAACAAATACTATATTGAGTTTGCTCTAAGCAGTCCGCTTGATCTTGAAAATCAGACAATTCCAAATAGAAAAATATCTGATAACATGTGTCCTTGGGTTTATCGTGGTTGCGGATGCAATTATGGAAAAATTCCTTGGCCCAACCAAATAATAAAAGTGAATAATGTAGAATATCCAGAAACTTCACCTGATCTATGGGATGGAAAACCTAATCAAGGGGTTCCTGTTGCGGATGAAAACAATGTTCCTTTTTATTCAAAATCTGGTTATGGATTAAATAGAATACAAAATTTTAAGGTATATAATTCACTAACAGGGCAGTACACTGCTGGAGATTTTGTAAAATATATAGATTCTATAAATCATGATTTTTTTGGAAGTAAAATACAACAAACTGATGATAACATATCTTATTCTTTTTATGTTTGCATAAAGCTTAATGGAACTAATTCCACTGGTGCAAAAAATCCAACAACAGAAAAAGAATATTGGGTTAAAGATAGTTGCTCCAAAGATTTAACTGGTTGTAAGTTAAGATGGGGCAGTAATATAAAAGGGTTACCTTATGGTGGATTTCCTGGAACAAGACCTTTCAATTATTCAATATAAAGATTTATTAAAATCAATAAGAAATCATTGTTTATCTAATTACCCTTACGAAAGTGGGGGTTTAATTCTTGCAAATGGAGTAATAAAAGAATACCCATCTAAAATAAAAGATTGTCATAATTATTTGCCAATTGATGATTTTTATATAGATATAGTTAAAAATCACAACGTCGTTCGTCTTTCCATAGTCACCTTAATTCGTTAACTCCATCTGATAATGATTTATTTTTTATGAAAAATTACGATATTCCTATTATAATATATAGTTTAAATAAAAACACTTTTTTAAGTGTAAATATAAACAGTGAAACAAATCTTATTACATGGAATTTTGAAGAAGTTTGCTTGCCCGAAATTTAATATGAAAGCTTCATGCTTTCAAGACATATTGAATTGTTTGTCGGCTAATTTTCCAAAATTGAAAAAACATCTTAAAAGGTTTAAAAATGAGGTATCAGGTTTTGTTTTAATTATTGATGGTAAATTGGTTGATAATTTAAACAATGTTAATAGGCTCATATTAATTGGAAAAACCATTGAGATTATACCTATTGCAATGATTTCTGGTCTTATAACAGCAAAAATGATTATAGGTTCTATTATTACAAGTATGGCCGTAGCAAAAACTATAGCTTTTATAGCAAATGTAATAATAATATCTGTGATTAGTTTTGGAATAAGTTTTTTAGTATCTAAGCTTTTAACTCCAAAAGACCCGAAACAAGTAAAAACAGCTTCTTTTATTTTTACTAGTACTGAAAACGCTGCTGCTAGAAATACTCCGGTTCCAATTGCTTATGGTAGATTAAGGGTGGGGTCTTGTTTGGTGAGTAGTATTGGAATAAATTTTGATATAAATTCAGTTACTGATACAACTGGTGCGAATTCTAATTCAACATCAGCCTTCGCTACAACTGGAGGATCTAGTTTTGCTGGAGGATCAGTTGTGCGTAAGTTGCAAAACTAAAAATACATAAAATATGGGACTTCTAGGGCTTAATGTAGTAGTTAATAAAATTAATAACAAAGCGACTGGTGGTGCAAACCAGCAATCATCTGTAGCGCAAGTTTACGAGGCAGGTGCTAATATTGGTGTCGATAATTTAACAGAAGGATCAAGTTTAGTCAATTACTATACAGAAAACAAGTCTTTAGCGCCTTTTGTTCTTCAAAACGACAAATTGCAATCAGCTAATAAAATATTTTTACAAGATTTAATATGCGAAGGACCAATTTTTGGTTTGATAGATGATTTAGGTAATGATTTAATTTTATTTGATAATGCAGAAAATAATAATGAAAATTTAAAAGGTTTATACTTGAATGATTATCCAGTAAAAAACTCTAGAAATAATTCTTACAATTACAGCAAAGTAGAAGTTTATGGAAAAATAGGATCAGAATTTCAATCGTCTATACCGTTAGACAGACAGAAAGGTCTATTTTCTTATGCAAGTCCAGGAATTGTTTATTCATACAATAAAATACTATACGGTTTAATAAAAAACACCGCTGGTTCACCAGTCAGCTTTCAGAACACCAAAGTCCATAATACATTTTTATGTTTAGCTGTTGATTCAAAAGAAATATTTATAGAGCCTCCAGGTGTTCGTTTTACAACTACAGCAGGAACAGCGGCTCCGAAGTTTAATACTTCAATTTATAATGATCTTGTATTTGAGGAATGTTTTGGGATATATCACGAAATGAAAGATCCAAATACTGATTTTTTGGTTATAACTCTTAAAATAAATGCTTTATACATTATAAATAACGATGGTATGACAAGTCATTCGGCTCAATTTGGCGTGCAATTAAGTTATAAACAAAATCCAGATAAAAATATTTACATATATCATTCAGTAAATGGTATAGCTTCTTCGCCTTATCAGTTTGATTTAGTTCTTAATGTAAAAGATTTAGACAAAAATTTAACGCCTTATGTTAAAATTTTTAATTTTAGCAGCGCTCCAGGAGTTACAGAAACGAAAAAATATAATAGCGTTGCGGTTTCTACTATAACTGAAATTATAGATTCAAAATTTAAATATCCAAATTCGGCTTATTTCATAACCGGAATAGATGCAAGAGGTTTTGGAGGAGGAATTCCAAATCGCCAGTATAATTTAAAATTGCTTCAAATTAAAGTTCCAGAAAATTACGATGCAGATGTAAAAGAATACAATGGCATTTGGGGCGGCGAATTTGACCCGCTTTTACGATGGACTGACAATCCAGCTTGGATTTTATATGATGTTATAACTAATAATAGATACGGACTGGGGAAATTTAATTTTCCGGAAAGTTTGGCTGATAAATGGTCTATCTTTAATATAGGAAAATATTGTGACGAACTAGTTCCAACTTTTAGGAATTCTAAATTTCCAGCGTTAAAAATTTTAGTTATACAAGTTAATAACGCTTATGATTATGTAGAATTAGCGGTGCCAGCCGGTACAGTTATAACTGAGGATATGTTTCAAAAAGGGCAAGAGTTGCATCTTTTTAATTTACAATTCACAGAAATAGATGAAGACGGCCAGCCAAGTATAGTTTATAAATCTTTTAAAAAGATAATTAGAGAA